GATTCTGGCGGCGGCTGTTTGCGCTTTCTGGGGGCGACCGCTTCCGACGATTCCGACTCCTTCGACTCTTGCCATAATTTCCATCTTGCAGCATTTGACTGCGACTTTGATTCCGTCTGCGTTTATAGTCTCGCTTGCGACTAGCTCTACCGTTACCCTTGCTTCTTTGCCCGTGCTTAGTGTCCATGTGATTTCTTTTTTCATTTTCCCTTACCTCCCCTTTGTTGATTAAAATATAACTCAAGCGGTTGGGTTTGTCAAGAAAAAAATGCACTTGTAAGTTATTGAAAACAGGTGAAAAGCAAAAATAGTTTGAAAAAAGTTGTGAAAATAAAATTATCTTGACAATAAAGTGCATGTCTGAGATAATCCCATTATGGGGATGATACTAATTATCTATGGGCGCAAAACGACAAACCCCCAGATGTATGGCCATAATATGGGCCGGTGATGACTGGTGGTACACAGGCCAGCAAATCCCTGATAGCTGGATGAGGCGGAGACGGATTTGAAAACACGGAGACACCACAACAACAGAGGGATAAAACAAATTAAGTCCGGCAGGACAGCAATTCAAGTAAAGCACATGGCAAGCAGATTAAGGAAAGAAGATATGGGGACCAACTCACAGCCAACATATACCCGAGGTCACGGATGCGACAACCCGGAAAACCTCACTAATCGCCGTGCAGTGTCCCCACCTATACTAGAGCGCACTTTTGGCGTGGATCCTAGAGGATGGATACAGCCAGACCATAGTGGTATAAGTAGCGAGTACGCGAGAGCAAGAGATGAGAGTATAGAGAGATACAGGAGGATACGCAATGTCAGCTCCTAAGGGCAATAATTTTTCAGCGGGGCTCAAAAACGCAGAGAAGTACACTGAGGATATAACGGTAGCACTATTTGAGCAAGCCAGAGATATCCTCGTAGCTGATGAGACGATACTTACAGATACTATGCTGATGATCAGGTGTAAGGATGCACTAGGAGTGCCGATATCGACGTATCAGTATCTAAGGGACGATAAATTCCCAAGTATTTTGGGAGATTTAAAAAAAGAAATTGACGGTATCCTTGAGTCCCGCGTGATGCAGAGCAAAAAAATGTACCCCGGGATTGCAGCTATGACTCTGAAAAATAAGCACAAATGGCGGGATCAGACGGAGCAGTCTGTTCGTTTCCCCGACGGCGTTGACGTTACTGTTTCCGGCGAATTGACTGCTTTAGTGGATGATATCGTTGGAAAGACACACGACTGATGAAAAACGGCTCACGAGGATGCCCCAGAATCGATTATATTGATGTGGTTGGCATGATTGTATAGGCGATTTGATGATGTTTAGATGAGTTTGATACAGAGGCTAGTATAATTAATGGCGCAATTCGGGCGGAATGAGAGTAAAGAGGAGGCAACTCAGCGGCTCAGAGATAACCAATATCGGGGCGGTCGAGGGTATGCGAGGCACTACTACACCGTCCAGGACATTGCCAGGGTAGCAGGCAGGGCAGTGGGCACAGTGCGCAACGATATAAGCAAGGGCAGGCTAATCCCGACTGATCTAAGGAGTGTTGCGGAGTATGTACTTATGAGGGCCAGGGATGACGCGTAACGAGACACATCAGCGATATAAGAGTCTACTGCACAAGGCCCAGGTAAAGGGCGAGACGCGGGGCGTGATGCGTGAGCTGGCCAAGCGTGACCTTTTCTTTTTCCTTCTCTACATCCTGGGGCGCAAGGACATTGATCGCGACTGGTTGTATGATAGGTGCAGGGAAGTGCAAGCTAATCCTGATGGGTATATAGATTTGTGGTTCAGAGAGGGATATAAGTCTACAATTCTTACTTATGCGCTCACAATCCAGGACATTCTCAATAATCCTGAGCTTACAGTCGGGATATTCTCCGCTACAAGGCCGATTGCGAAGGCGTTTCTGAGACAGATCAAGAGGGAGCTGGAGGACAACGCAAAGCTCAAGGCCCTGTTCCCGGAGATCCTCTATCAGTCACCGGGCAAGGAATCGCCAAAATGGTCGGAGGATGACGGGATAATCGTCAAGCGCAAGGGAAACCCGAAGGAAAGCACGGTTGAAGCATGGGGTTTGGTAGATGGACAGCCAACGGGCAGGCATTTCGGACTCATGGTCTACGATGATGTAGTCACAAGAGAGTCAGTCACCACCCCGGAGATGATTTCTAAGATCAATGGCGCATGGGAGCTGTCCCGTAACCTGACTTCTATCGGTGGTCGGACCCGTCATATAGGGACTAGGTATCACTATAACGACACTTATCATCTGATAATGGAGAGAGGAGCTGCTATTCCGCGTATCTATCCGGCGACTGATGATGGGACGACTGGAGGCAAGTCTGTCTTTTTCGATGAGGCTATACTAGCCGACAAGCGCCGGGAGATGGGCACGTTTACGTTTGCAACTCAGATGCTCCAAGACCCCAAAGCCAACTCGATACAGGGCTTCCGGGAAGAGGATTTGCGATTCTGGGGTGCACTGCACTACAACCACCTCAATGTTTACCTTATCATCGATCCAGCGAACGAGAAAAAGAAACGGTCTGACTATACAGCAGCTTTTGTTATTGGCATGGGAGAGGACAACAACTATTATATTATTGATATTATTAGGGATAGACTGTCATTAACAGAGCGAGGGAATCTTCTCATGAGTCTACACAGGCAGTACAGGCCGATCAAGGTGGGATATGAGAAGTATGGCATGCAGGCAGACATTGAGTATTTTGAGACTGCAATGCGGAAAGAGAACTATCGTTTTGTGATTACTCCGCTTGGCGGGCAGATATCCAAGGTAGATCGGATCAATGGACTGATTCCTCTGTTTGAGGATCACCGGATATATCTACCGGACCGTGCGGTGCATGTCAATTATGAGGGAATACAAGAGGATGTTGTCAAGAGTTTTGTAACGGAGGAGTTCAAGTCCTTCCCGTTTGCGGCTCATGATGACATGCTGGACTGTCTGGCGAGGATAACAGACCCGGAGTTCAGGCTATCCGCACCCCGGAACGTAAGACAGGGGCCACGCCAGATGGTAGCTGAATCAGAATATGCGATGTTAGGAGGATGATATGAGTTTTTTTGGAGGCAGTAGTTCACCACCCGCAGTAACCCCAGCACCACCGATGCCAACATCCGACACGGCGGAAGTAGCTGCGAGAAGGAAGGCAGAGGCAGAGCGTATTCGTAAGATGAGGGGTCGGAGGTCAACCATTCTTACGGGTGGTCAGGGCGCAGAGGGTGAGGCAGAGGTGGGCCGCAAGAGCCTGCTTGGGGAATAATTATGCAGAAACAAGTTGAAGAGATACTCAAGCGGCTGGACGAGATGAAGTCAGGGCGTAGTCAGTGGGAGTCACACTGGGAAGAGGTCGCTGAATATGTAGCTCCTCAATACACGGGGATTTCCACGACAAACACCAAGGGCGGCAAGCGGATGGAGAAGGTATTTGACTGTACCGCTATTGATGCCAATGATGTGTTTGCGTCCGGGATGTTTGGTCATTTGTGCAATGGCAGGTGGTTTCTTTTAAAAGACAAGAATCCTGAAAGCCAAGAGGCGCAATGGTTTGGAGAAGCGTCAAGGATTCTACTTGAAGAGCTGGCCATGTCCAATTATGGTCAGATGATTCACGAGTATTTCAAGAAGCTGGGGAGCATAGGGACTGCGTGTCTGTTTGAAGAGCAAGGCGGGGTTGGCAGTCCTTCCTTGAATTTCAGGGAATTCAATATCAAGAATTACTATATATTAGAAGATTCGAAGGGATTAGTTGATACGATTTACCGTAAGTTTCAATATACCCCACGTCAGGCGGTTCAGGAATGGAGCATTGATAATGTAGGAAAGTCCATTCAGAAGGCGTACAAAGACAAAAAGGAAGACCCCTTTGATTTTGTTCATGCGATTTATCCCCGTAATGACAGGGACGACACCAAGAGAGACAAGGAGAATATGCCCTTTGCGTCTATTTATATTGCCGTTAAGGATAAAAAGGTAATCGAGGAGGGCGGATATCCTGAGAAGCCTTTTATGGTGACAAGATTGGGGAAAGGGTCTGACGAGATTTACGGGCGTTCCCCTGGAATGAAGATGCTACCGGAGATCAAGCTTCTGAACAAGATGGTAAAGACCACACTCAAAGCGGCTGAAAAGGTAGTTGATCCCCCGTTGCAGGTTCCTGATGATGGTTTTATATCTCCATTCAAGACCGTTCCGGGCGGGTTGATGTATTACAGGGCCGGGACACAAGATCGGATTGACCCTCTTAATACCAACGCCAACATCGGGTTAGGTTTAGAGATGGAAGACAAGAGGCGTGAGTCAATCAACAGGGCGTTCTTTGTAGATTTGTTTCTCTTATTGGCCGATAAGAAGAACATGACAGCTACGGAGGTTCTGGAGCGAGTTGAAGAGAAGCTGTTATTGCTTGGCCCGATGCTTGGAAGGCTTCAGAGTGAGTTGTTTAATCCGCTGATAGATAGAACATTGGGTATTCTATCGAGAGCCGGGAAGCTTCCCCCTGTACCGGAGGGAATAGAAGAGTATGAGATTGAATATCTGGGAAAATTAGCAATCGCAATGCGGTTAATGGAAGTGAAGGCCATGAGAGACACTATGGGCTATATAGAGCCTTTTGTGACGCTTAATCCGACAGTGATGGACAATTTTGATGAAGATAAGGCTGTCAGGGGTATTAGTGAAAGGCTTGGACTTCCTGCGGACTGGATGCGAAAACAAGAAGACATAGATGCTATCAGGGAAGGAAGGGCGCAACAGCAGCAGCAGCAACAGATGTTAGAGGGTGGAAGTCAGATAGCAGATGCAGTTCCTAAACTTGGGAAAGGTATCGAGCCAAACAGCCCATTGGGGGCGATGTGAAACAATTACTGATAAACTATAAGGCAACATTTAGTTCGGAAACCGGTCAGGCTGTCCTGAAAGATTTAGAGAACTTTTGTGGATACAACCAGCCTTGTTTTATAAGGGGTGAAAGCGATGCGACAGCTTTTTCGCTTGGGATGCGCAACGTTTTTTTGAGGATAAACAAATTTGTGAATGCAGATTTAGAAACTAAACGACAGGAGGTACAAGAAGATGAGTGAAGAGAGTGGTTCCGAACTCGGGCAGGCCATAATCAACGACGATGGAAGTTTTTCAGAAACATGGATGGAGTCATTACCGGAGGAGTTAAGGGAAGACGCTACACTGAAAAGTATTCCTGACTTCCCCTCGATGGCGAAGATGTTAGTATCGGGTCAGAAGATGATTGGAGCAGACAAGATCATTGTTCCGGGCAAAGAATCCACTGATGAAGACTGGGGCAAGATATTCGACAAGCTAGGCAGGCCGGAAAAAAGTGAAGGTTACGCACTGGCAAAACCTGAACTCCCTGAAGGTATGCCGTGGGATGATGCGTCCGTTCTGGCATTTCAAGAGGTCGCACACAAGACCGGACTTCTACCGAAACAGACCAAAGACCTGTATGACTGGTATAATGGAATAACGAAAGACATTTATACCGAGAATCAAAGGGTAACACAGGAAGCCTATGACGGTGCTGTAGCGGCCTTAAAGAAAGAATGGGGTGCTGCCTATGACCAGAAACTTGAACTGGCTAGAACGGCTGTTAAGGCGTTTGCAGGAGAAGATGACGTAAAGGCATTGGATGAGGGGATGGGAAATGATCCTCGAATGATAAAACTCTTCGCTACCATAGGAGCCGCTATCTCAGAAGATAGACTGAAAGGGGTAAATCAGATCAACACACCTACAGAGGTTCAGGGAGAGATCAACAAGATTCTTGGTGATCCGAAACATCCATATCATGACAAGAAGCATCCCGATCACGCCGCAGCGGTTAGTGCAATGCAGAACCTTTATAAGCAAATATATCCAGAGGAAGAGAAGTGATAACCGATACTTTTTCTAAGATGGTGAGTAAACTATCGGAAGCACCGAACAAGATATCTGTAGGGCCGGGGTTCCATAAGGATATGGCGAGCTTTGCTGAATCCTCCGATGCACATGGCCCTACGGTATTTTGCAGGATTAACAAGACCCATGTTTACTTTGATCCTTCAGTTCAAGGGAAGCGGGTCAAAGTATCCGTTGGTGGAAAGGAAAAGACATTCAATTATAAGACATTTGTCAGAAGTGACAGAGTAGAGTTTAAAGGGTAGCTCATTTGAGTCCTAACGCACGCCGAAAGCAGGCCGTCTACACAGACGTTAAATGCAGGCAAAGTCCCGTCAGGGGTAGCTTTCCGAAATACTAAAAATTATTTCAGGAGGTTACAAAATGAGTGTAGAAATTACCACAGCTTTTGTGAAGCAATATTCGGGCAATGTGCAGTTGCTAAGCCAGCAGAAAGGGGCCAGATTCCGCAGTGCGTCTCGTGAAGAGTCGCAAGTCGGGAAGCAGGCCTTTTACGATCAGATTGGCGCAACCACTGCCCGTAAGAGGACAGAACGGCATGGAGATACGCCGCTTATCTCAACTCCTCATTCGAGGCGCCGGGTAGCATTGGTGGATTACGACTGGGCGGATTTGATTGACGATCTTGACAAGGTCAGGATGTTGATTGATCCCCAGTCCTCTTATGCGCAGAATGCCGCCTTTGCCATGACCAGGGCGATGGATGATGCCATTATCGAGGCATTCACATCAACGGCGTACACCGGCGAAGAGGGTGGCACGTCCATTACGTTCCCTTCGTCACAGCAGATAGACATTAGCGGAACCTTAACCTTGGCGAAATTGCTTGAGGCAAAGGAAATGTTGGATGCCGCTGAAGTTGATGAGTCCATTCCCCGTTATTTCACCTGTAGTGCCAACGTGCTTACAGACCTACTCGACATCGAGGAGCTTACCAGTGCGGATTACGTTACCGTAAAGGCCCTTGTACAGGGGCAGATTGATACTTTCCTCGGATTCAAGTTTATCCGTTCGGAAAGGTTGCCTTTGGACAGGACTACTACTGGTGGTGGTTCTGGTGACAGGAGCTGTTTTGCATGGGCACAGGATGGTGTTCTTCTTGCGGTAGGGCAGAACCCAATAGGCAAAATCGAACAAAGAGCGGATAAGAACTATTCGACTCAGGGCTATTATTCGATGGGCATTGGTGCGACTCGTATGGAAGAGGCGAAGGTTGTCGAAGTCATCTGCCAGGAGGATCGAAAAAT